GGCCTGGCGCTTGCCGTCGGCGTAGACGGCACAGTTGATCATCATGGCGGGCGCGCCCTCGGGCTCCCGGAGAGGGGCGGCGCCAGTCCATCTATCCCCACATTCAAGTGATCTCTGTCACCACCCCCACAGCACAGCCGAGAGGGAGGAGGCTCGGAGGCAGGAACTTATTCCCACCCTCCAGGCGGTACTCGTAGTGACCTCCCCGCCCGCCGTCTTTGTAGACGCGCCGAATCTCGGAGACAACGCCGTAGACGAGGTAGGCCGAGTCGAGCAGATTCATTCCAGCTCGCAGGTCTCCCGCATCGATGACATCGATCTTCACGGAGGCCCCGACAGGGATCACCTCGGGCATCGCCTACTCACCTCCCCGACTCAGCTGGGCGATCCGTCGGTCCAGGTACTGCCGGGCCTTGCGCAGGTCCTCCAGCCGCTTCTCCTCGCCGCCCTTACGGCCCTGCCGCAGCAGGTACTTGCCGCAGTTCCACAGCAAGGGGTCCGAGGGGAAGGCAGCGTCCAGCACGTCCCACGACTCGACGTTGGCCGCGTCGCTCAGACCGAGCGCAGCCAGCGACTGCCCGAGCCAGGTGTAGTGCTCGGGGGACTCGACGGACTCTCCCGGAGCGGTCCTGGCCTCGAGGTGGGCGTCATCGGCAGGCGGCTCGTAGTCCCAGATGTCTAGGTAACAGCGGATCGGTGAGCCGTACTTGGAGAAACCCTTCTCACGGTAGACGGGCTCCTGGCTCTCCGGGACGTACAGAGTCACGTCCCCGTAGCCGTAGGGGTTCTGGGACGGGTCGTACAGATCTAGCGGTGGGGTGGACGCGGACCAGTAGAGACGGCGGGACCTGGCCGTAGCGTCTGGCACCGAATCCGGGGCCTCCACGTACTCGTCCGGGAGGGTGAGATGAACGCGAGGGGTCAGCCCGTCGAGAACCTCAAGCCATGCCCCGTCGCCGAGATACAGGTCTACGTCCGAATCCAGGTTCGGAAGGTTCACCTTGCTGATGACGAAGGCCCCGCCCTCTAGGAGGATGCCGCCCCCGCCCTCGCGGGACGTCCTCCGGTAGGCGGCCACGAGAGCCGCGGTGTCCCGGGCCAGTCGGTCAAACGATCCGTATTTGCTCATGAGATGTCCTTTCCAGCGGGTGAGGCGTTCTGGCGGCTAGGGCGGCGCTCCTTGCGCTCGCGGATGCGCTCTCCTAGGGAGAAGATCGGCAGGCCGATGGCGAGGGCCCCTGCAGTGGCGATCAGTGAGGCGGTCATGCGGCCGCCCCGTCCCGGGCGGCCATCCACGTCGTCACGGCCTCCAGGGCGGAGGCGCCGAACGTGGCGGGGATCGTCATCCCGGTCGGGTAGACGCCCCAGCACCGCTGGCCGCAGCGCTTCAGCTGGGCAACGGCCTGGCCGTTCTCGTAGACGAGGCACGTGCGGGCCTCGTGCAGGGTGGGGGCGTCGAGGGGCTTGATCCGCGCCTGAGGGTGCTGGAAGACGCGGGTCTGGGTGGACTTGGTAGGTGAGGTCTCGGTGCTCATGTTTCCTCGCTCGGTGGTAGGTGATGCGGGCTTGCCCTAGGACGTATGAAAGCATACGCTTAGGGCAAGCCCGCAGCGGTCAGATCAGTGTGAGAGGCGTCTCATCCTCGTCGATCTTCGGAGGCCGGCGCTTCCACTGCCCGAGTACGCGATCCACGGTCTGCCGGGTCATGCCGGAGACCTGGCTCAGAACCGACTTCGACACACCTCGGGCGTAGGCGGCCAGAACCTCCTGCTGGAGGGCGGCCCGTGCCAGCTTCGCGTCCCTGCGGGCCTTGCGGTCGAGCCGCGCGGCCTCCTCCAGAGGGTCGCCGGCAGGCGGCTCCGGCTCCAGGTCGTCAGTCTGCGAGGTAGGGAGGCGCTGCTCAAGGTCGTGGGCGCGCTCCTGCGAGTCCTCCAAGGTCTTGGCCTGCTGGACGGTCAGCGAGAGCAGCTTGCGCAGGTCCCCGGCCATCGCGCGCTCGGCGTCGATCCCGAAGGCCCCGCGGTAGCCCTTTCCTCCGGCCCATTCCTCCAGGCGCTTCGGCAGGTCGGCAACGTCGTTGATAGATGTCATAGGTGTCTCCTATAGGAACTTGGTTAATTGGTACTGGTCGGCAGGCACCACCGCCCACCAGGATCGCCGCGGACGCTGATACTCCGATACCGAAGTACGGATCAGCCTCAGCGGGTCACGCATATCGACGATGTCGCGGACAAGGTCCGCGGTCGAGCCGTCCTTGGAAATCCACAGATCAATGTGGTCGTGCATCCTCTCCAGGCGGATGCGGAGTCCGCCGTCACTAAGGACCAGTGACCTGCGGCCGGCCTCCTTAGGTTGGGTAGACACCTCCCGGAGAATCTTCAACCCGTTCACGAAAGCGATGCTCGCGAGCTCGACGGCTACCGAGTAGCTCACCTTTAGGTGAGAGGCGATGAAGAATCCGCTGATACGCGGGCACACGTTCAGCATTACGTCACCCCGTAGCCCCATCTCCGGCCTCCCGCAGCTCGGCCGTGAATCCCTCTCGCAGGGCTCTCCTGATGTAGGGGCCTAGTCGGTCCGGGTTGGGCTCATCCAGGATGATCCTCTCAACCGTCCCAACCGGATGTCCTCCGGCGTAGGCGACGTCGAGCCGGTATGGGTCGGGTAGGTGACCTACTCTCACGTCCCCGTCACTCACCGTCTTCCAGTAGCGGGTAGCCCAGGCCAGGGCCAGGGCGACGACCTGAATCACCTCGGACTCCAGGTCCGAACCGTGACCGGTCTCGGCGTCGTTGTCGTAGGTCAGGCAGGCCGCGACCTCACCGATCTCCTCGACGAGGGCGAACAGGCGCGTGGCCTCGGTGTGTCCGTCGCACTCCAACGTCATTCCGGAGTGCTTCCGGGTGGCGCTGATGTACTCCTCCAGCGCGAGGGCCAGTACGTCGAGGTCCGGACTCAGCAGGTTCGACGCAGCTCGGGCGATCTTCCACAGCCACTCCCGGGCCGTCTCCTTACGAATGTACGCGGCATTGGTCAGCAGGGCCGCGTAGTGCAGCATCCAGGTGAGCTCTCGCTCGGGGACGGGATTCTCCGGAGGAATCGTCCAGCCGTGGTGCTTCTTGAAGCCCTCCTCCCAGACCTCGATCATCCGGTTGCGCGTGACGATCTCGGCCGGGATCGGGACGGCGACCTTCTCCAGCAGGGAGTCAATCTCGGACAGCTTGCCGGAGGTGTACGCCCACGTGTAGGCGTCCTGGAGGGCGCTCTCCAGCTCCTTGACGCGTCGCTGCGATGCCCGGTACAGGGCGTCCGGGCAGTTGTTCTGCGGTGACTTCACCGTGTCTCCTAACGTAGTTGGGGGTGGACGTATGAAATCATACGTCCACCCCTCAGGAGATGCAAGCCGTCAGAACCGTGGGACGGTGCCGGCCAGTGAGAGTCCGCTCACAGCGCGCCTGATCGTACCCCTCGGGACGAACAGTGACGCCTGGCCCGCGTCCCGCAGCCCGAGCAGGCCCATGCTCAGGGCGTCCACCTGGTCATCGTGGCGGCCTGAGGGGAACGCACGCATCTCGGAGATGAGCTCGTTCACCCACCCGTTGCCGGGGTCCGACGGGTGCGGGAGGTAGACGTTCCCGGACTCGATCTCCGGCGTCACTGCGCGGGCGCGCACCTCCTTGGACGAGCGAGGCTTGATCGGCTTGATGCCTGCGACCTTCTTACGAAGCACGTCGATCGCCGCCGTACCGTTGGCCGCGTCCTCCACGAGGCGCTGGTGGACGAATGAGCCTCCAGGGCTCGCCTTGTCATCCAAGTCTCCGGCGCTGCACCAGCGCAACATCTTCTCCAAGGTCTGAGTGAACGACCACTGCCCACGCTGCTGAGCGATCAGGAACCGGTCCGGCCCCTGCCGGCACCAGCGCTGGCCGACGGCGTAGTCCGACGTCGAGCTGCCCTTGAAGGTGAGGTCCCACGAGTCGAGCCACTGACCCCGCTCCAACCGATCACGGGGCAGGAGGACGACTGAGTCGTCGCCGTCCTTGACCTTGGACGGGTCGGTCGTCCAGAACCGCAGCCAGCCGAGGTTGAAGATGCTCCCGTCAGCCGGCGTCGGGTGCTGCTGGTACAGGGCCTCCCACATGTACGAGCCGACAGAGCGCTTCAGCGAGTCCCAGCGCTCCAGCGCCTCCTCGCGCGTCTCCTCAACCAGCGGGCTGTAGAGCGGGTCGCCGGGCTCGCGGCCCAAGGGGTCGTCCTCCTCAGCGATGGCCGGTAAGATCACGTTCTCCCACTTGTCGGCGTCGGGGTTCTTGGCCGGGTTCAGCAGGCGGCCGATGAAGTCGTCCTCGTGCCAGCGGGTGGCGATGGCGATACACAGGAACGGAGGCTCGAGTCGGGTGACGGCGTTGGCCTGCCACCAGTCCCAGATGGCTTCGCGCTTCGACTCGCTGTGCGCGTCGGCGAAGTCCTTGACCACGTCGTCCATGAGCATGACCTTGAAGCCCAGACCCGTGATCGACTGTCCGGGAGCCGATCGGGAGACGATGCCCCCTCCGCGAGTTGTCTGCCACTCGCTCACGGCTCCGGCGTCGCCGGCGATCCTCAGGCCCCACTTGTCGCCGTCCTCCTCGACGAAACGACGGACCTGCCGACCCCACGCCGTAGCGAGCTGGGGAGAGTGCGAGATGAGGCCGATCTTCCAGTCCGGGTGCTGGCGCAGTAGCCAGATCGGCAGGTTGATCGACGTCAGCGTGGACTTGCCCATGCGGGGAGGCATGGAGATGGTCATGTACCGGCTCTCACCGTTCTCGACGGCGCGCACGGCCTCGGCCAGTCGGTCGGAGAGGTACTGGATGTGGGGGCGGCCGGCGTATGCCTCGTCGAGCTGCTGCGCGCTCTCCAGCGGGTCGGCCGCCTGGCGATACGTCGGATCGTGCGGGTACGGCGCGCCAGCGTGAGGCTTCCCGTCGCACGAGGGGCGGTCGCACTGGGGCTGCTTCTCCAGCCACGCCTGACGCTTGATTAGGGCCTCGAGCTCCTCCTCCAGCTGGGCCGGAGTCATCTCCCACGGCTCCAGCGGCTTCTTCACCTTAGGCATAAGCAACTCCTAACGCTGATGTGGAATCTCATATGGATACAGAATCCCGCCACCCCTCATCCCAAAGGGTGGCGGTATCTCTGCCCCAGTGTCCCGGGTCAACTCTACTGCTCGGCGCCGATCACCTCAACTTCAGCAGGGCCGACGTCGATGAGGCCCTGCTCGCGTTTGCGGCGCTCGACCTCAGCGACCAGCTGCTCGATCCTCGACGTAGTGGCCGAGGCTGTCATCTCGGCCAGGTTCGAGGAGACCTCGATCTGCACCTTCGCCGAGTCGGCCCCGGCGCCGGCGGCCTCGCGCTCGATGCGCGCCGCGACGTCCATCATCTGGACGATGCCGTTCGCGCTCATGCGGGAGATGCGGTCCTCGGTCAGGCTGTCGAGCCACATCTCGGCCTTCTCCAACGCCTTGCGCCCGAGAGCCCGGTGACGATCCCCCATGGCGATCCGGTAACGGACGAGCTCGTTCGCCTCGTTCTCGGCCATGTGCTTGTCCCACGCCTCAACGCGCTCCCGCCACGACCAGCGGGCCGAGTAGTGGTTCCCGTTGGGGGCGTCCCTCACCCGCCGGCGCTCCATGTCCCGGTACGTCTTGAACGAGGCGTAGGCCGCCTCGGTCTCACCGTCCTGGCGCTTCCAGATCGGTCGGGTGTAGTCCAGCGGCGCAGGCTTTCGGGGCGCCGGCGGCTTCGCGGTAGTCACAGCCCCTCCAGAGATGAGGTCAGGTCCTGGGACGGTGCCAGGGACCGGTTCACGAGGGCGCGGGCCAGGTCCTGGGAAAAAGTCTCGGCGAACTCCTCGCCCCATCCCTGCTCGCGGACCATTCGAGATCGGATTCCGGCGCAGGCGGCCGTGATCGAGAGGATGGTGTCACCGGCAATCATGAGGGCGTCTCCGGCATCGGCCAGCCCGCTATCGGGCTGCTCCGGGATGTCGTCGATCACTGCTCGTGCGGCGTTACTCATGGGCAAGGTCCTCCATTTCCTGGCGCTTCATCTGATCGATCATGATCCGGTAGATGCGGGCCACGGTCTTCGCGTGCCAGCACGACGCCCAGCGGGAGTTCTGGCCGTGCTTGCACGTACACGTGAACCGGGGGTATCCGTGGTCCGACTTCAGAGTCACGTGGTGGAAGGGCTTCCCGCCCCGGCCCTTAGCCTCCCCGGAGTTCCGGGCCGAGTAGGACCGGACCCACCAGACCCGAGGATTCACCTCGTCCTGGTAGACCGAGCCGGTTCGCCACGTCTCCCGGGCCGACTTCAGCTGGGCCGGGGACATCTCCTCCCACTCCAGCTGGCGCGCGAAGTCGAACTCGGTAGCGGTCAGCCTAGCCCTCGCCACTGAGATCACCTCCAGCCCCGACGACCGGATACATGCTCGACAGGGTCGAGCCG